TCATTTTCTTTCGTCATCTTTTGATTCCTCTGGTAAATCTGCGTAGCCCGTGTCCCAGTCCCAATGACGTTTAGCATCAATCATGTGCGGATGCTGGACACGGCGTTTTCTCTCTCGCAGTTTTTCTTCGTCTGTTTTGAACAAGTCCGCGAGCAGGTCACGAAACTTGCTCATCCTTCTCGTTCAAGGTCCCAACGCACCTTGTTAGGCTGTGCTTTGGGAGCACGACCTTTCTCTGTGGTAAACACAAAGAATGTGAAAAATGCTGTTGTGATAAGTGCAAAATGCCCGATGATGTTGTATCCAATAAACAACAGTTCTGCGGTGAAGATTCCAAACGCAATACACCACATTGCTGCGATCAAACAGGTCACCAACCACTTGTATTCCATTGGTGCACTTTTCAGTCCGTTGCGGGTATTATCCATCAGTCCTGATGCAAGTTTTCCCAAGGTGAAAATTCCGTTCTCACCAAATGCTCGTTGAATAATGTTCATACTTGACAATCTCCTCCTGGATATACATATCCGTCGTCGTCTTCATCCTGCTGACTCATAAAGTCAGCCGCGGTCATAAACTTAATGTCGCCCATTGGCTTGCGCTTAGAATCCTTTTCATAGTCTGTGGCGAAATCATCCTTAAGTTCACTCTCATATACTCCACCACACATAGTGTGTCTCCTATTTTTTGCCTTTCTTCATATCATATATATAGCCGCCCACAAAGACGCCTAGTAATATTATTACAATAAATGATACAGCCAGTTCAGCCATGTGTCAACCAGCTCTGAAAAAGATAGGCAACACAAAAATTAAGAACACTAGCAACCAAAAGTTTAGATAAAGTCTATCCAACTTGTCGCTCATTTTCTTGATGCGAAATACTTCTCCTTCGATGTATTTCTGTAAGGTGGGATCATCCGTTGTTTTGCGTGCAACGTCCTTGGCTTCCTTGGTATACTCTTCGTCAGTCTGTCCAAACATTTGCTCTCCTTAAATGGTGCCGCTGGAGGGAGTCGAACCCCCAACCTTCTGGACCTAAACCAGACGCCTCTGCCAATTGGGCCACAGCGGCATTGTGTTATTTACTTTAATAAATTCTTACCTACAGTTCTTTCAAGTTCTTCTAAACTAGTTAAGTCTTGTTGGCGTTCTAGTATTGCTCTTTTGGGATTAAGATTAAACTTATCTTGAAACCAAAAGTTTATGTTGTCGGCTAAGTCTACACACCAACGGAATATTACACGCTTGCGTATTTTCAAAATAATTCCCTCTCTGTCATTACTTTAAATTCATAACCGTGCTTGTTACAGTATTCTTCTGCAGCGGCCCATTTAGCCTTGTTAACCTTATACTTCTTTTGGTAGTGTGGTTTAATCTCTACTAGAATAATTCTTCCATCTCTGGTATTAACCATAAAGTCTGGATAATAGTTATGCCAGCGATCATCTTTAGGAGCAACATAAGGTATATGAAGTTCTTCTGAGCTCCATTTTAATACGTTAGGAGAGCGGTCACAATACAGCATAAATCTTCGTTCCCAAAGACTGCGGTAGGTAATTCGATTTATATTACCGTTATACTTTTCTGGATTCTGCGGGCGATACTTTCCGCGTACTGCTGTAAGTGCATTTGGCTTTTTCATGCTTATATTAAAGCACGTTATTAGGGTTTTGTCAAGTCCTCAAATGTAAATGATTCTATCCAGCGATAGTTATCGAGTCGTTCTTTCTCGCTTGCCAACTGTTTGGTAGTAAGTTTTTGTTCATAATCGTGAGTGAAACCATTCTTCCACGTTATGACGACTTTGTATAGCAAGGGAGGATCGCCGAAGCCTGTCATATATAAGATACCTGTTTGCGTTCACCAGTTTTTGGATTAAAGAACATTTTATACCAAGGGTTGATAGCAACCAAGAACCAGTCTTTTGAGTTATTGCATTCTCCGCAACATTTCGGAGTTCCACAATTTTCATGTTTTGTTGGATCAAATTTTTCTACGGTCAAACTTTTACCTCAAGATCAACTTGTTCTTCTTCAGCTTCTTTGTCTGGCTTAATAGGCTCTAACCAGCTGTCAGCTATGTAGGCTGTAGGAGATGGGCCTAAGCCTATCTTTAAATCGTTTGCTTCAATCCACCAGTAATGATCCGATACAATACACTTACAAGGTACGCCTCTGAATTGAAAAGCTTCCCCGTTTTGAAATTGTCCTACATATTCTACAACTTTAACAATACGGCCAATATTCTCTGGTCGTATACTAAATTTGATTACAGCAAGGTCTCCAGCTCTACACTTCAATATCTTTTTCCTTGGCGAGTAACTTAGTATGCAGTAAAAAATTTTCTACGGTTAATTTTGTAATTGTTGAAAGAAGGATAATTTTATCTTCTTCGGTGTATTCTTCTTTGTCAAACTGCTCTAAAACACTCGTCCCGATCATTTTAAAGGCTTCTTGCTTTCCGACACTTAATCGACCAAAATCAATCGAATCAGCATCCTCTACTTCCATAGCAATATCAATTAACAAATCTAAGTCAATCTTTCTCATTTTATCCATCCTATTTTTTCACCATTATCTTTTCTGCGATTGTATTCTACCAGACTACCCGGAAAACGCCATGCCCATATTGCGACCAGTAACATAAACGAGCCTGACCATAAAAAGGCATTTACGTTATACGTAGTAAACCAAAGAAAAGCAAGACTGCTCGACATCACAATAATCATAGCATACTTACCTTTTGTAGGAAACACCTGCTTCTGTGTCCAGTTAGTAAGGAACTCTCCAAACCAAGGATGAGTATATAACCAGTTGTGTAAACGTTCTGAACTTCGTGCAAACGCCCAAGCCGCGATAACAAGGAATATTGAAAAAGGTATTCCTGGAACTATAAATCCAATATAAGCCATACCTACACAAAATAACCCTAATGCCATATACAGATATTTTTTAATCATTAGGCTGTCTTCATAATATATGCCAACGCATAGTATGGGGGTAAGTTTTTGTTGATACCAGATTCGCCTTCGATGTCTGTTGTACCAGATACTGTGTGTTCGTGCGCTGGCTCTTCCGATGTAGATTGATCATAAGGAAATGATCCTTGATTTGATCTAGTTCCAAAAAGACCGCTGTTGCCAATACCGCCGGTTCCATTTCTCACTGTATGAGAGTGTAATCCATTAGGTGATGTTGTTGCTGAAAACTCGTGTGAATGGGAAACAACAACAGAATCAGCACTGCCGCCAGTTTCTCCATCTAAATATATATTTCCTTTACCTACAATAAATCTATCACGCAGGTCGGGCGTACCGTTTGTGCCGTCGCATAATGCCCAACCCGACGGGATAGTTTCAATGGTGCCATTCCACATTACGATTATTCCCGCCGGCACAATAGATTCTACTACTTCAGCAACATCTGTAACGGTTTGTGTGGTGATGTCAGAAATTCGGCCGGCGGAGTCAACGGTAATAATCGGAACATTAGTAGCATTGCCATACACGCCGGCAGATACATCAGACACTGGTTCAGATACAATGTCACTTATAACACCTCGATCATCTACTGAAATTTGAGAAAATCTGTATACTCCGGGAACTAGCATACTGGAATCGTCTTCGACAACGCCTTCTTCAATACTAATTATTTGGCCGGAATCGTCAACTACAATTTGCGGGTTTTGATATATTCCAGAATAGCTTTCATCTAATTTATCGTGTTTTGTGCGGTCAAGGAAGTCCCAATTTTCGTCCGCTTCATCGTATGTTAAAGCAATTCCTTTTTGATTTCTTAAAACTATGCTCATTGTGTTGTATTTCCGCTTTCGTCGAAGTAAGCACCTACATAACTAGTTAACTTACCGTTTACAACTCCTGGGTCGTCTTGTATATATCCTTCTGTCCAGTACCCGAATAAAGATTTTTCTTCTTCTGTTAATTCTTCTTCAAAGACAAATAATTGTTTTTCAATTTCTCGTCTTTTAACTGGATCAGTTTCCTGAGCACGTTCTAGAGCAAGTTTACGATAATCGGGGTTTGGCATAATTAGCTGTTTGCAAATACATTTGCGGAACCAGTTGAAGCCACATTAGGAACCCAACTACCGTGTCCGCCTGTTGCATCTCCTTTTCTGTGAACAGGTATATTATTAGCAAATACATCCGGCGATCCGGCCGATGCAGGATCTCCGCACCCTGTTGTATCACCAATTCTCACAGTTGCAGAATCGTTTGTGAAAACGTCCGGAGAACCTACAGCATAGTTTGTTTGGTGGAAAGGATTGTCAGTAGGACTAGCGTGTCCGACGTGGCGATCCTTGCCTTTCCTAACCACCGCAGGCATTAGATAGCAAGTCCTGTAGTGGATTGCATATACTGTTTAGCCATTTCTTCGTCGGTCTTGGCAACGAACACCAGTGTGTTTGCATTTAGTTCTACATCAGTGTCTGGATTTACAGTGAATGTGAAAGGAACCATTCCTAGTCCTTGCTGATTCATAGTAAGAGCCATTGGCTTCGATACTTTTAATTTTGTGCCTTTTTCTTCTACAAAGCGAGCGATAATTTCTTCGCCTGCTACTGTCTTTGCTGTAATAGTGTCGCCTGCCTTATATGGGGTTTCGATAATCATTAAAGTTTTCCTTCTGTTGAGCCCGAGTTTGTGTTTTCAATATATGCTTGAAGTTCTGTGTAACCACCAACTAGCTCGCCATACATAAAAATTTGTGGTACTGAACGAGCGGTTGGAACCTCTTCTAGTAGTTGTTCGCGAGTCCAATTAACTCCGTCAATTTTACGAACCTCATATTCGATGTTACGAGAATCTAATAAAGACATAGCTTGTTGGCAGTGCGGACAATTTTCTTTTGACCATACGATTGTGTTCATTATTTTCCTTTTAACCTGTGTAAACTACAGACCCTTTCTTGTCTGTGACACGCACCATAATGGCTCCTGCTGTCTTTTTACGAATAGCAGAAGCCATTGCTTGAGCCTCAGTTCCATAAGAACCAATTGTTTGCCAAGCACCGTATGGTGAAGTTGCTTTAAATTGTGCCTTGTACATATTATATATTAGGTAGCTCCGCATAGTCAAGTTTTTCTGTCATAACCCCAATGACATAATTTGTTGACTCATTTTCTTGTAGAGCAGTCTGCTTCTTGCTTGTGTCCGAGTGCTTGTTAAACCAAGGAATCGGAGTTGTCTTCGGCGCCTGCTCTTTGTATTTAATCCCAATCTCTCTCAAACTTTCTTTGGCTGTGTAATCCACAAAGTCTTTTAGGATGTTAGCGTTTAGACCAATAACAGGTCCTTTCTGGAACAGATAATCTGCCCAGGCTTTTTCTTCTGCAATCACGTCGGCATACATATTGTATACTTCTTCTTCGCATTCTTCTTTGGCACGTGCAAAACGCTCGTCCTCTTTAACAACTTGGTTAATAAGATAAGCTGTCCAACCTTTGTGTAGCAACTCGTCTTGTAAAATTAACGAAATGATATTACCGTTGCCGATGAAAATTCTATTTTCAACCATTGCAAGGCTAGTAGCAAACGATACCATAAAGCGTAGTGCTTCAAGCGCATAACTTGCGTTAAGTGCTAACCAAATTGCTTTGATGTGTTCGTACTCGTCTACCTTTTTGCCAAGCTCTGTTTCGCAATTTAAGACGTGAAGCTTGTCGTAGTACTCGCCCACATTGGCCGCCATATCTACAATTTCATTCGTGTCGTGGATTGAATTAAACACCTCCTTAGGTACGTTGTAAATATTACGAATGATATGACTGTAAGAGCGACTGTGAATATTAGTTTCAAAGAAACCCCAGTTTAAGCATAATGCTTCAAGTTCTGGCAGGCTAACAACGGGAGTGAATACCTGTGTAGGGCCGCGTCCTTGGATGCTGTCAAGTGCTGTTTGACGTAGTAAATTACTCGTAAAGATATGTTTTACCGCATCGCTTGATTCTTTGAAATCGCTGGAATCTTTCGTCAAACTAATTTCTTCAGGCACCCAAAAGAAACCACGGGCCGTAGTTTCAAAGCTTTGAATTTTAGGATATTTTACTTCCTCAAAACGCTGGATTGTAACTGGGCCCTCCGGATCAAGAAACATTTTACGCTGTAAATAATCTGTATTTTTTGTTAAATCGTATTGTGCTTTGCTCATATCTGCTCCTATAATTTGCAACTTTCGCAGTCATCGTCCTCTTCAAACGGCAGGACGCCGTGCCCATTAATTTTTGCAACCGGTTGTTGCAACTGAATACCATCAATTGTTTCTTCTTTGGCTTTCGATCCAGCTTTATTAATTAAACTGTAATAAAAAGTTTTCAGTCCCCAATGATGTGCCAGCATTAGATTTGTAGCAATCGTTGTTGTTGGAACTTTGTAGTTTTCATAATTAGCAGGATTATAGAATGTATTTGTAGAAATACTTTGATCTACGTATGCCGCCAGAACCGCGGCTGTTTTAATATAACCAATACAATCTTCCTGTTCCCACATAAGTTGATATTTCTTTTTCAACTTTGAGTATCCTGGGACTACTTGTGTAAACGATCCTGCTTTGGACTCTTTTGTGCTAATCAAGCTCATTGGCATTTCGATCCCGTTTGTGCTGTTAATAACAACTGAACTGGATTCAACAGGAGCAATAGCCGTCAACGTTGCATTGCGCACACCGTGTGTTTTCATTTTGGTACGCAGTCCTTCCCAGTCGAGGTCTTTGCTTGGAGTAAAGTCTGCTAGTTCGTTAACACCCTCGGCTCTGCGTTCCCAAGGAAAAATGCCACGTCCATACCAAGTCTTGTCCGAATCTTTACAGGGACCTCGCTCTTCTGCGAGCTCAACGGTTGCTTCGGTTAGATAATAGGATTGATGCTCCATCCAGGTTTTTACCTCTTCGAGCGCATCTTCTTCGCCGTACTGAAGTCCTCGCTTGGCGTGCCAGTATGCTAGGTTTGTAACGCCGATGCCCAATGGCTGAATCTCATCATTGCTCAATTTACTTTGAATACTCAAGAAGTCTTGATAGTCTAAGATATTACATAGACTTCGTTGTAGAATCCTACAGGCTCTACGCATATCTTCTGGGTTTCTAAAGGAACCCCAATTAATTGAGCCCAAGGTACATAACGCTATGCGACCATCCTCATCATCCAACCGCTTGAACGGTTTTGTTGGAAGTAGGATTTCACAACAAAGATTAGATTGATAAATTGTATGATACTCAGGATCAAATGGTCCTTGATTCATAACATTATCAATAAACACAAGATAGATACGCCCTGTGTCCGAGCGTTCCTTTAAAATACCGCTCTTGAATACTTCATCAGCACTGATAGTTTTCTTTTTTAAGTCCTTGCGTTTTTCATAACGCTCGTACATATCTTCAAACTCTGCTGTATTTGAATAGAATGCTTCGTACAACTCTGGAACTTCGTTGGGGTCGAAGAATGTAATGTCTTTTTGTTCTTTAAAACGTCTCCAAAAGAATGCATTGAGAACAACGCCGTAGTCCATATGACGAACGCGAGTTTCATCTGTGCCTTGATTGTTTTTTAACACAATAAGATCGTCAAACTGATAATGCCAAATAGGATAAAACACTGTGGCGCTGGCATTTCGTATACCGCCTTGGCTACAACTACGCAGATCACCGAACCATTTTTTGAGGAAAGGAATCATACCTGTGTGCATAATTTCTCCGCCACGAATAGGAGCACCTAGTGGACGCAGTCTTCCAATTTCAAAACCGATGCCTGCTCGCTTCGAAGCATACTTTGCCATCATTTCGCCTGATGCAAATATTGAATCCAAATCATCGTCCGAGCGAATAAGAACACACGAACTGAACTGTTTTGTTTTTGTTCCTAACCCGGCAAGGACAGGCGTGGCAAGTGTGAAGAGTCCATCCGCTGCGGCATTGTAATATTCACGAATCAGTTTCATTCTTGTTCGTAAAGGCTCTTCTTTGTGCATTACGGTGGCGGCCGCTATCATATATCTAACCTGCGGAGTTTCGTAGATAGTTTTAGTCGAACGATTCTTCACAAGATACTTTTCGATCATCTGCGCGATTGCCGCATAAGAATAGTTTTCATCTTTTTCGTGATCGATGAAAGTATCCATTTTGTCCCATTCTTCTTCTGTATACCATTCCAGTAATTCTTCGGTGTACAAACCAGACTGTATATTTTTCTTTACGATTTCATAAAGACGGGGAACTTCGTATGAGCCATATACGTCTTTACGCAACATACTGAGACGTTGTTTGCCTGCTACAAACTGATAATTTGTGTGTCCTGTTTCTGGATTTGCTTCTACATCGATAAGGTCTACAATAGCCCTTAGGGTAATTTCATCAATCTCTTGCGTTGTAATACCGTCATAAAAATGTGGTTGTGCATTGATTTCGATCATTGATTGAGATACATCTGCTGTGCCTTTACATACTTTTGCTACTTGTGCCTGCCACTTCTCTACGGCGAGTGGTACTTTTGAGCCGCTTCGTTTTACTACCGTAATGCTCATTTATCTTCGTGTCCTTCTATGTGTGGTATTTATATGGCGTCTTGTATGGACCATAGAGGGTTTGAAGGTGTTTTGGACAGATCGTCTATGCCAACAACTCGTCTATAGTCATAATTTAAAACGTATTGATTATCAACGATGAGAAAATACAAGTTTCTATTTTCATCGTCAACAGTCTTATGTATCTCACATTTGCTTAGATTAAAACGCTGTGTTAATTTGATAGTGTAACACATTCCTAGAGCTATTGCAAGATTATCTAGATCACAATCTAAGATTAATTTCCAAGGATTGGGCCAATCTTCGGGGTCTTCGGATAGATAGTCGTTAACGAATGGAGCAAGAGACCAATATTCCGCAACACGGGATAATGGTTCGGTTGTTGTTTCTAATTCGTCTCTAAATCTTTTCCATTCTGCCAT